TCTTTAAGACGGTTTTTATGCATCAGTTCTGTCATCCTATTTTTAGAGATGTTTAAAAGGATGTACTCTATCATTAAGGATTGGAATGGTATAAACTCTACGTATTTAGTGGTAGTGAGTTGCACATTGTTTATAAGAATATCGGTGTCTTTGAATATGACCTCTTGCCCTTCTAGTGTATGTGAGACGAGTTTATTTATTTCGTCTAATACTCCATGATAGCTTAAGTCGTAGTTGAAGTCTATGTCTTCAAAGAGTTTAAAGAATGAGATGTCCGTATTGATTAGTATGCCCGCTAGTCCTTGTTCTATAGCATCTATTTTATTGATACGCTGTAGTTGAGCAATACGTTCATATTTATCGGATACATAGGATTGTAGGTTTAAGGTATGCGCCGCTAAGTAGTGGTCTATAGGTGTGTAGTCTTTCATTATAGGATGTCTTTAATATTATCTCTCATTGTAACTAGGTCTAATTTTGATAAGTACTCGTAAGTCATGGCTTGGGTTTTATGTCCTAATGCCTGAGATATGATTCTAACTTCTACACCTTCCCAAAATAGTAGGGATGCAAATGTATGACGTGCCGCATAATTACTGAAGTGTGGTAAATCTAATTCCTTAGCTATTTTACGTAAGTTGTAATTGAATGCTGCGCGACATTTTATATATAAGGTGTACCATACTTTTGTATCTACATCAGGCATTTTTCCTGTACAGTTATATTCTAGTATAGGAACTAGGTATTCGTAACTTGGTGTGTGGTATTTATTTATTAAAGCTTTTAGATCCTTAGAGTAGTAGATTTCGATAGTATCGCCGTTACGCTTTTCTTTAGTTTTACTTCTTACAAATCGAATAGCTTCTATTTTATTTCCCTGAGGGTCACGAGCACTTATAATGTTAGAAGGTTTTAGTGTTACTAAATCTTTGAAGTTTATACCTTGACCATAAACCATCATAAGGAATACATCTCTCCAAAACGCCCGAGCAGTATTTTTTGGTGTGTATGCTTTTAATGCTAACCATTGCTCCTGTGTTAAAGGTTTCTGGGTTGTAGATTCGATTATATCTTCTTTAGGAACAAACTTTTCAAATGGAGATGGAGTATCTGCAGGTATAGCCTCTGAAGTAATCATTGCTAGAAACGCAGCTTTTAAGTTGACTATTCTAAGACCTACTCCTCCACTTCCTCTACCTTTTGATACAAAGCTTACAAATTGTTCTAGATGTGTTCTGGAGAGTAGTTGAACAGGAATGTCTAAATTTCTATGCTCCTCTTCAATAAATTTAAGCCATTTAACTAGAGTACTTCTATATGTTTTAGCAGTACCCCATTTATTATCTTTTTCTAATTGAGCAATTTTAAACCCAATAGCCGAGGACATGTTAAGGGTTGTATTGTAAGAATCATGATTGTTGTAAAAAGTTACGAAGGATTCTGCGGAAGGACTGTCTGATTCTTTTAATAGTGCTCTGTAAATCTTCTCGCATTTCTGTTTTAGTTTAGTAATCATACCGTTATATAATGCGTCATTGTTTTTAAAGGACTTTCGATACTGTTCAGCATCTAAGTTCCAGTCTGCTTTACGACAACATGGTAGTGACTTTACCGTGATGCGTTTATCTACTCTCTTAGTAGCTCTAGAGCCTTTATTGTATACTCGTATTATGATACTATAAGTACCATCCTTTCGAGGATTATTACTAAGAGTGATTCTATACATTTATAGTTGGGATGAACGAAGACTAAACTTACATCTTCTTTACAAAGGTATATAAAAAATTTATATATATATTTGTATTAAAGTAAAATGGTGCGGTAAGTTTTTAATAATACCGCAAATTATACCGCACCGAAGTATACAAGTGTAGAAAAAAGTAAACAAAAGTAAAATAGGAGCTAAAAAATAAAAGTATGGAAACAGTGGGTTTTACGAGTATTCATCTAGAAAGCGCTGAAAATCATGCATTATTTTTAGTAGTGGATTTTTAGGGGTGAAACTTAGTCTAGAATAAGTTTTACTATTTTTAAGTAAATAAATACAAACATAACAATAGTAGTACTTCCGAAAGACATTTCATGAATTATCGTAAAAAGTATATTACCATAATACCGCACCCTTTACCGCACGGCTAAATTTCCTCTCTGGTTTTACTTTAATATAAGTATATTATATGGGTTAAGTTTTAAACCGAATATAATTCCGTTTAAATATAATTTATTTGTATATTTGGTCTATTATAATACTTTAAACAAAATTTTATAATGGATATAGTAGAGCACGGTGTAGAGTATAAACTAGCTAATTTTAAAGAACTAATTGGAACACAGGTAGTTAGGTTTACAACTAAAGGAAAAGATGGAAAGTTTGTTCCAGGAACAACAAATGAAGAAGTTGTAGACATGTTAATTGATAGGTTTTATGCTCTTAATAAAAATAATTTCTCAGCAGAAAATCAATGCTGTATTATTTTATTAAAAAATATAAGACAGATTCAGAAAAGGAGATTATCTAAAAAGATTGATAAGGTAATTAAATACAGAGAAGATAGTGAGTAAAATTGTAAATAGTTCCGAAATTGTAGTTTCTACTACTGAAAAAGATTTTCTAAAAGATTATCTTAGATCTTTGAATGGTATCTTTAATTTGACAGATAAGCATCTTGAATGTTTACTGAATATGATTATTATAAATAAGACAATTACAGGAACCACTCAGATAAGAAAAGAACTAGCAAAAGTATTACAGGTTAAAGGTGTAGCGGCTGTAAATAATTTAATCAAAGCATTAAAGGATAAAGGAGCTATTGTAGAAGACCGTAACAATAAATGTTATACCTACCACAATTCTGTAGTACCTAAAACATTAGAGGTTAAAATTAAATTTAAAATCGCACAGCATGTCTAAGACCATAACGTTTTTATTTCCAGAATTTAATAAAGCACTTAACTTTAAGGAAAAACAATTAAAAGAATACAAAGTGTTCTACCCAAGAACAACATACAATATAGGGGTCGGAGAAAGAAGTTCATTTTATGTGACATTTCATGTATCCTTATAATGGCAAAGAATAAATTTAAACACGGGATTTTTAAAGAGATGTCTTCTGAAGATGGCGGGACCATTAAGGAAGTCGAGAGTATAGTAGAAAGCGCATTAGAATTTACAAAGAAGACCATAGAAAAAGGAGAGTTTAGCCAAGTAAGATTACCGTATTTCGGTAAGTTCCATGTTAACCCAAAACGCTTACAAAATCTAAACAATGAGATTCTTCACAGAAGAAAACCACCGAGTAAGAGTTGACCTTGAGATAAAGGTCATAAAAGAATTCCGCTTACTTATCGCTAAAGACAAGGATAGAGAAAAGCGTGAGGCTACCAAGTGGTTTGCATTTTTATACTATTTGAACGATTACCGTTCACCATTTTTCAATTATGCGGCTAAAGAACGTTTTGAAAGGGTGCTTAAGAATGTAGAATTACCACCAACATTTAAAATATTTAAAGAACTTCAAGATGCTCAAGATAAGTATTTAGAGTTCCAGGAGACTGCTACAGTTAGAACATTAAAAAGTATTAAAGAGGGTTTAATTACATCCTCAAGAGTTATAGATTTATTGACAGATCAAATTAATACCACGTTAGAAGCGGGTATAGAAGATCTGGATTCAGAAGACGTAGACCTAATGACAAAGAATGTCGATAGAATGTTAGGACTATCAGATAAACTTCCAAAAGCCATCAAAACAATTACAGCACTTGAAGAGGAAGTCAAGAAAGAACAGGCAGGAGATTCCAAAATTAGAGGTGGAGGCTCCAAAGGTGATTTCGAAGACTAAACCTATGAGAGTGAATGATTGTAAATACTAGAGAATTTAATAGGGATGCCGCGCATTTCTTAAAGTACGGGTACTATACAGGAGACCCTTCAGGCACTTCAGCTCATTTCGAGTATTGGACTGAACAACTTCGTAGGTGTAAAGAAGGGTTTAAAGTAGGTGGTACCTGGATTACAGGACACCATTACTTCTACCTAAACTTTGTACAAATACGACTTACTGATGAAGTAAACACTTCAGGAAAAACTCGTAAAATCACAACCTTCCCTACATTCTGGGACGGCGACTATGAATACTTTGTAGCTTTAGATAAAGCTGCGGAACAAGGTAAACATATGATTGTTTCCAAATCACGTCGTAAAGGATTCTCGTATAAGAATGCTGCCATTGCCGCTAATATATACAATACTCAAAAAGAGTCTTATACCCTACTCTGTGCTCATGATAAAAAATACCTATATCCAAAAGGTATTATGACCATGACTACAAATAACTTAAACTTCTTAAACGAACATACTGCCTGGTCTAAACGTAGACATAAGATTAACCAAACCAAACATGTAAAGTCTTCTTATCTGGAAACCGTAGGTGGACAAGAGATAGAAAAAGGATACAAATCTGAGGTCGAAGCTATTACGTTTAAAGATAATCCAGATGCTGCCAGGGGAAAAGATGCCGTGTTTGTTATCATGGAAGAGTGCGGAGCATTTAACAATTTAAAAGATGCATTTTATGCAACTAAACCTTGTGTGGAAGATGGTGGTATTACCACAGGACAGATGGTCCTCTTCGGTACAGGTGGAGATATGGAGGGTGGAACAATAGATTTTGAATCCATGTTTTACAACCCTGAAGCTTACAACCTCTATGCGTTTGACAACGTGTATGATGAAGGAGCTACTGGAAGTACATGTGGATTCTTCTTCCCTTCTTTTAAAAATAAGATTGGATTCATGGATAAGAATGGGAATTCTTTAATCACAGAAGCCAAAAAAGCAGAACAAGCCCATAGGGATAACCTGAAGTCTAACGCTAAAGATGTAGGTACTTATGATAAGCATGTTACAGAATATCCGTGGAATCCTAAGGAGGCATTCCTACAGACGAGTTCTAATATGTTTCCAACTGTTACACTCGCAGAGCACCGTAATGAAATCATGCGTACAGGACTTGATAAGCGATTAGCGGTTCATGGGAGATTGTATGAGAATAAGAATGGTATTGTAAAGTTTAGACTGGATGATTCTGCTAGACCGCTATTAAAGTTTCCACATCAAAAGGGGGATTGGTTAGAGGGATGTGTGACTGTTTATCAGTCTCCATACGCAGGTAATAGTGGGTATACTCCTGATGATATGTACATTATTGTCCATGACCCCTACGCGCACGAGGGCGGACAATCCTTAGGTGCGGCTTATGTGATTAAGCGTATAAACAAGTTCTCTAAACCTGACGATATGATTGTTGCTTCTTATGTTGGAAGACCCGATTCTCAAGATGAGTACAACGAGAATTTATTTATGCTCGCAGAGTATTACAATGCTAAAATAGGATTTGAAAATGACCGTGGTGAAGTGATTCCTTATGCGAAACGTAAGAAGAAAATGCACCTTCTTTTACATGAAGCAGAGATTTTCAATAAGAAGGAAAACATTAACATTAAGGCACTTGGAAGAGGATACGGAACTTCTATGGGGTCTGTTCAAAGGAAGGACCAAGCGGAGATTTATCTTCGTGATTGGTTAAAAACCTCCAGAGGTATGACAGAATCTGGAGATAAAAGATTAAATTTGCATTATATAAATGATATTGCTCTATTAAATGAGCTTATTAAATACAACAGAAAAGGTAACTTCGATAGGGTATCTGCCCTACTAGTCGGAATGTTATGTCTCATAGACCTCCATGACCGTGAGGTAGAAGAAGCACAAGTTAATACAGAATCTGAGAATTTTTTTGATAGAGAATTCTTCTAATTTAACCTATTAACTTATGAGTTCTACTATAATACCGAGACAAAAAATATCATACGCCAATAAGAAGAAGAAAGATTTTCAATGGGGTAAAGATACTATAAAAGCCTACATTGAACGTGCAGACCTTAACTCAAAACGTAAACAAGAATTCTACACTTTATACGATTTTTATAATGGTAAGCTGAATACAGCACATTATGATTATGTATCTGACCCTTATAAATCTTCAAAGGGCTCAGGAACTAAAAGAAAGTTCCCTGCTAAAATCAGATCATACAATATTATAAAACCTATCATTGACCTGTTATTAGGAGAACGTGCTGCGAGACCTTTTAACTACCAGGTTGTTGTACGTAACTCAGACGTTAAAAATAAATTTGAAGAATACCGCACCGAACAATATAGAAGTTATTTAGAACAGTCTTTTGTAAATAAAATAAACGAGCAAGGCGCTGAAACAGGTGTACCTTCTCAAGAACTTCCAAATGAAAAAGAGTTTGCGAAACAAGTAGAAGTAAGTTACAGAGACAAACGTGCTATTATGGGACAACAAGCTATGGACTACATTGTAGACCGTGTGGAGTTGACTGATAAATTACAAACTGGATTTTTTGATTGGTTAGTTACAGGAGAAGTATACAGTTATAGAGGAACGTTATTTAATGAGGTAGAATATGAGATTGTATCTCCTACCGATTTCTTTCAGGAAAAATCTCCGAATACTAAGTTTACAGAAGACGGCGATATGGCTGGACAACGTAGACTTATGAGTGTAAATGATGTGGTGGATATGTTTCATGATGTACTTACAGCGGATGAGATAGACCAATTGGAACGTCCTGAATCTAAAGAACGTGAAGGGTTTAGTATTCCGTTCTTACTACAGAATGGGAATCAAGGAGACAACGAATCGCTATCAGATAGGCTTGTAGAAGTATTTCATCTAAATTGGAAATCCTTTACACGGGTTGGATATATTGAAGAACCTGACGAGTTTGGTATTATGCAGACTATTGAAGTTGGAGAAGGCTATAAAGCATTACCTGACGAGACTGTAGAATGGCTATGGATTTCTGAAGGTTGGGAAGGTTATCGTATAGACGGTACCATTTTTAAACATATACGCCCAATAGAAGCGCAACGTAATGAGTTGACCAATAAATCTACCTGTAAACTTTCATACAATGGGGTTGCATATTCGGATAGAAATTCTGAGAATATTTCAGTAGTTTCAATGGGTATTCCCTACCAAATTTTATTTAATGTGTTTCATTATAGATTAGAATTATCTATTGCAAAAAACAAAGATAAAATTGCTCTAATGGAGATGAATATGATTCCTAAAAAGCATGGATGGGATGAAGAGAAGTTTATGTATATGGCAGATGCCTTAGGGTTTGCTTTTATAGATTCTTCTGCAGTTGGACAGAACAAAGAGCGTTTAAGTTTCAATCAGTTTCAAGTACTTGACATGAGTCTTGGACAGTATATATCTGCACAGTTTGAATTACTCCAAGCTATTAAAGGAGAATGGGAAGAACTCTTAGGAGTAACCAGACAACGTAAAGGAAATATTATGGCTTCAGATGGAGCGAGTAATACGAATATGGCAGTCGGGCAATCCAATGTAATTACTTCAGAGATATTTAGAAAGTTTTCAAAGTTTGAAGAGCGTGATATGCAGGGCTTACTTGATGTATCCAAAACAGCTTGGAAAGATGGAAAACATGCCTCTTATATTACCAATGATTTTAGAGAGTCTATTCTTTCTATTGGTCCAGATGATATACAGGAAGCGGATCTTGGATTATTTATTAAGAACTCAAACGCTGAAGACGAGAAGCTTAAAACACTTAAAGCTTTTGCAATGCAATTTGCACAGAACGGAAGTAACCCTTCTACTGTATCTGAGATATTAGACAGTAGTAATTTCGCAGGGATTAAGGAAAAGGTAAAAGAAGCTGAAGCACAGAAACAAGCTTACGAAGAAAAGATGCAAAAGATGCAAGGCGACCAAGCACAACAGCTAGAAGCTATGAAGCAACAAGCTGAAGAAGGTGCTAGAGCGTTTGAAGCTCAAACACAAGATAAAGATATTGCCTCTAAAGAGAAAATGCATACTGAAAAAATGGATGTAGAATGGGCTAAACTTGACCAGGAAGAACCTATGCAAGATGACTCTATAGAATACGCAAAATTAGGTCAAAAAGATAAAGAGCTTGAAATGAAAGAACGCATAGAAAATAAGAAAATAGCAGCTAGTAAACAAAGTAAGCAAAATTAAATTTTGCAAAAAGCATATATAAGTAACGGTTTTACTAGGATAAATATAAAAATATGATATATAATTTTGTTTAATTAATTTTGTAAATATATGGATAACACAAGTACAGGATTTGATTTTAGCGATGTGTCGCTTGGGGACATTTTAAACCAGAGTGCTCAGGACGATATGCAAGACGCAAATGACGATTCTCAAGATGCAACAAACGCATCTACAGACAACGGAGATTCATCCGACGCACAAAATGATGACTCATCTGCCAATCAAGATGATGACAACTCCCAAGACGCTACTAGTCAAGATGATGTATCTGATAATACTGATGCAACTCAAGACAGCGAAGACACTACAGAAGATGTAGTTGATGATGCTGACACCGAACCCACTGTAATTGATGAACTTAATGAAGTTCTAGGTTATGAAATTGAAGGAGACTTTGAGGACAATGTAACAGGTATTGCAGATTTTACACGTAAAGCAGGAGAACAAATTGGAGAACAGTATGTATCCAGAGTGTTTGAACAGTTTCCAGATGTACAACAATATCTTAAGTACAGAGCTGAAGGAGGTGATGCTAACAGATACTTTGAAACAGTTAGTAAAGCACAGGACTACAAATCAATTACTGAAGATGCGCTAAAAGAAGACATCGGTATTCAAAAAAGATTGGTTGGAGAACTCTATTCTAAAATGGGGTATACAGATGATGATATTAAAGACACTATCAAGGATTTAGAAGATAGCGAACTTTTATTAAAGCAGTCCAACATTGCTAAGTCTAAACTAGATGCAATGGCTGAACATGACCGTACTGTAGAACTTGAACGTCAAGAAATTCAAGCCAAAGAAGTAGAACAGCAAAATGTAGAAACTTGGAAACAAATAGGTTCTACTATTAAACAAGGAAACTTAAAGGGACTAGTTGTTCCTGATAAAGATAAACAGGCGTTCTATGATTGGATGTCTAAACCTATTGATTCTAAAGGTACTACTCAACGAGCAGCCGCTATGGAAAAGATAGATACAGAAAGTACATTAGCTCTAGAGTATTTATACTTTAAGAACTTTGATTTAGGAAAGATTGCAAGAACAGTTCAAGCCTCGGCTAAGAACACAGCTTTACGAGACAGACTTCGTAGCGGTTCAGGAAGTGGAACTTCGGCATCGAACTTAAACAAAGGACCTAAAGGAGGAAATTCAAGAGCGCAGAAATTACCAGAGTTAAAAGAAATACTATAAACCGTATTCGACAGTACATTTAAGTTATTACAGCACCAGGTAAATAAATTTTTTAATAACCCTTTAAATATTTACAATGGCTGATAACAATAAAAAACTTCGTTTGTACGAAGATATTTGGAATGCCAAGGGAATGACTGATGAGAATTCATTGTCAAATGCCCTTTTAACTCAACCGGACGTACTGTCGCCGGTAATTACACACTTAGCAGGTAAAGAGGACAAGCGTTTTCCTTTATCTTTCTTAACTGAAGGTATGGGTAACGTTAGGTACATTAATGATACCGAGTACGATTATCCTGTTATGGGTCGAATCAACAAAGCTGTTACTGCAACTAAATTAGTTTCAGGTACTGGTGAGAACTACACTCGTTTTGTAGTGAACTTTCCTGAAAAATGGTTTGTTCGTCAATACTTAATCGAAAATCCTGATGGATTGCAGATGAGAGTAATGGAAGATGCTAGAGAAGGATTGTCTGGCGGATGGGATTACACGTTACAATTAGCATCTCCTGATGCTGCGGCTTCTATCGCTTCTGAAGATGTTGAAGGTTTAGCATTTATTCAAATGTTTGCACCTGTATCATTCTCAGGTTCTAGAGGTAACGAAAGTAACTGGGTTGCTCCATCTAAAGCTAGAAACCAGATTTCTAACATTAGAAAGTCTTACCGTTATGAAGGTAATGCTCAAAACCGTGTGGTAAACGTTCAGTTTAACATTAATGGTGGAACTACAAAATTATGGTATGATTTTGAAGAGTACCAACACATGTTACGTTGGAAAGAAGAATGTGAGTATTCTTACTGGTATTCTCAATATAACCGTGATACTAACGGTGTTGTACACTTGAAAGATGATAATGGAAACGTTATTCCAATCGGTTCAGGTGTATTAGAACAAATTCCTAACTACGATACTTACTCTAAACTTACAGCTACTAAGCTTAAGAATACAGTACGTGATACATTATACGGTGCTTCTGATGCTCAGAACATGAACGTTGTATTGTTCACAGGTATTGGTGGATTAGAAGAGTTTGATAATGCAATGAAAGATCAAGTGTCTGGTGGTTCTTATATCAAAAACACAGACCCTTCAAGCTTCATCTCTGGTTCAGGACGTAACTTAGAGTTAGGTGGATTCTTTACATCTTACCAACATATTGATGGTCACAAGATTACTGTAAGACACTTACCTTTATTAGACCACGGTGCAAGAGCACTTAACTCTCGTAAACATCCTGTTACAGGATTACCATTAGAATCATACAGAATGATTTTCTTAGATATGAGTACTTACGATGGACAACCTAACGTACAGTTAGTATCTAGAAAAGGACGTGAATTAATCAGATGGGCTGTTGCAGGTGCTACAATTCCTAAAGGATTTGATGGTAACTCATTAAGAGCTTCTGATATTGACGGTGGTTCAGTACACTTTATGAAAGAAGGTGGTATCTCTATCCGTAGAGCTACAAACTGCTTCCATTTAGAATGTGTTGCATCATAGATATAATAAAGGCTCCTGATTAATTTTGGGAGCCTTATTTTTAATAATTTTAATTTACCAACAATGAGTAAAACAATCACAATAAAAAGAAAACCAAACAAAACCAATTTACCTGACCATATTTATGAAAGTGCTAAACGCAAAATAGGGTCAACCTTCTCTTCATCTGGCGATGTAAACACAGGACTAACTTTAACGGAAACACAAAAATACATGCCCCCTATTTTGGGTGTATCAGATTCAGATCCTTCTTTCTACAAACAAGTAAAAGAATGGTTTATGAATCTTTCTATTGAAGTACCTGCTCAAGGCGTAGACTTTGAGATTGACACAGATAAGGCAGGAAATCCAATCAATGTGATGGATTATATAAAATACAAGTTTAGTTCTTCTCACCCGTATGTTCTTATAGATTCTACGGATAAAGACGAGCTAAGAAGAAAGCGTAGACATACTTTTATTGTTGAAGATAAGAGTCGTGAAAAAGTTGCACTTGTTGCCGCTAAAGATGCGCGTAAAAAAGCATTGGCTTCTTATATTAAAGTCTCTGCGGATAAAGAGAAAATGATTCAAGTGCTTCGCGTACTTGGAGAATATCCAGATTCTATGGATGCTGAAACTCAGGAAATTACTCTTGAGAAATTAGCTAATGAAAACCCAACACTATTTTATGCTACTGCAAATAACTCTGATTTAAGTATCAAAGCTTTTATTAGAAATTGTTTATCTGCAGAAGTGCTTAGAAAAGTAGGGAATACATACTTAGATGGTGAAGAGGCATTAGGTAACTCTGAAGAAGAAGTGGTGCTGTTCTTAAAAGACAAGCGAAACTCTGAAACGTTAGTTACTCTAAAAGCTAGACTTAAACAGTTTAAATAATATTATACCCTAACTATGACTATAGCAGAAATGCATTACCATGTAGACCAAGGCTTGCAGAAAGTTGCGAGCTTTGTCTATGGTAATTTTGAACCGGAAGAGATGGATGCGTTCATCAACAAAATGATTCTTAGATTTATTAAAGATCGGTTTGATAAGTCTGACCAGGCAGAGCTTGGATTTGAAGCTACCCAAAAGCGTCTTGATGATATTAGGGTAATTATAGAGTTAAGTACAAATAATTTATCAGGATTTCAAGAGGGAGATGGTACGGTGCTATCTTTACCTTTAGATTACATGTTTTACATTCCTGGATTTGCTACTATAGGTTATGATGTTTGTAATAGAGTTTTAAGTGAAACACTTACTGACGAAGTACCGTTAAGACTGGTATCCCATGATGTTATATACAAAGCGCAAAGAGACCCATATAGAAAATCAACCCCTGAAACAGGATGCCTAACAACCATTACTGGTAATGTCATAAAAGTATATGGCGGTAAAAGGTTTATATTAAAAGGGGTCACGTATAATTACATTAGGAAACCCTTAAAAGTTGAATTATCTTCGTATACAGATTGCGAATTAGCAGAGCACACACACGACGAAATAGTCGATCTTACCATACAGCACATTTTAGAAGTTATAGAATCTCCACGTTATCAAACTAATTCTGCACAAGCTAACAAAACAGAATAACTATAATTTTTAAATTAAATAATCATGCAAAAACAATTATTAATCGTAAACACTGACGCTGTAGCAATATCATTTGCTGAAATCAGAGCAGGTAAATTAGGATTTATTGAAGAAGGTGCTATTGTAGCAGCCTTGACTGGTGCAGAAGCGCAAGTTGCGGTTGGTAATATCACTTCTAACCCATTCAAAGGCTCTGAAGTAGTTTCGGCTATTAAAGTAGTAGCAAACGCAGGTACTGCAGGTACAGGTGCAATTGACCTTACTGCTCCTATAGCAGGAACAGAACCTCTTTATGTAAAACTAATTAACACAACTGTTGGTACTATGGATGTACCAATGAAAAACTTTGAAGCATCTACATTAGCAGGAATTACTGCTTTAATCAATGCAGATGGTTTGAAAGCAGAATCTCCATTCTTAGGATTTACTGCCGTATTAGCAACTAACACTATTACTGTTACTGCTCCTATCAATTCTACTTTTCGATTAGCAGCTACCGACGGTTCTGTTATTACGTATCCAGTTAGTGCTGTTCCTTCTACAGGACAAGATTCTGACGTAATCGAATTAGAAGATAATACTTTATCTGCGGATGGTATTACTAATAGAGTTGGATTCCCAGTTATTAGACCTGCGAGCAAAGTGGAAGCTGGCGCAACATATGTTGTGTACACGTACCATATTGCTAGAGAGGTTCCTAATAAAGCAGGTACAGGTACTAGAACTGCAGAGCAATTAAAGCTCGCTATTGCAGTTAAAACAGGACTTACTGTAACTATTGCAGCCTTAGATGGAGATGCAGTAGTGGAAGAATAGTCCCTAACTTCTTAACACTAACTTCAATAGGGACTATTTTCGGATGGTCCCTATTCTTATAATTTAACTTTTTAATTATGGCTGAGGAACTAGATTTAATAACATTACAATCCCATGAAGGTAGACTTAAAGATGTAATTGACGACAATGTAAAAGACGGCGGATGTTCTTGTGATACTACAATTTTTACGTGGATTTCTCGAATGGTCATAGTTAGGAAAGGAATTTCTTTAGACATTCAAGCGGCAGATTTAATAGGAGCTAATTTAAAGATTGCTCTATTAGGAACTCTATTAGACGGGGGTACAGACTTTAACTGCGGATGTAGCTAATGAGAGAGCCACTATTATACCAAAGAGAGCATTATGATACGGATGAATCCTATTATGAAGCATTAAAAATAAGATATAGATATTTAATAACTGAATATTCTGAACGTTTAACTTACGGGTTATGTACGGATCTATTTGAAGAAATCATGTGCTTATACATGAAGCTTCTACAGATGGAGTTTATTTTAGAAATTGATTTGGAAGACCCTGGTTATGAGCCAGGAGACACAGAAGAGCCTACTGATGTACCGAGTTTTATATTTTCGTTACAGAATAATCTAGTTATAGAAAAATCTTTAGGTATTGTAGATGGCGATATTACTGATTCACTTATTGATGCTATTAATACATTACCAGAATACATTGTAGAAGATACAGATATTGTTGTTTTTACAGGAGAACTCTCAAAAGCCTTAGTAGACTACAATACATTATTTAGATACGCATTACAAACAGGTACAGGAACATATGGTGTTGGTGCTACACAATTAGCGTTAACAGATTTAGTTTTATTAAACCCTCTACAACCACAAGTAGAAGCTAATACTACTAATATTGAAACCAATACCACAAATATAGAAAACAATACGACTATTATAAATGGTCTCTCTAATACAGAGGTAGACAGAATTATAGTTGGTGGTGCTTTTATTTGGACAGAAGAGGATTTAGTATTCCAATGGTCGTTCTACCAGTATGTTCTTTTAGGTAGTGTATCTTATATAGCTGGTAATAGTGGTAGTCCAAACTTAATAACTCTAGACGCTCCAGATGTTGGAGAGGTAGACGACAGGAT